GGATATGCACGACAATGCAAGAGACCCATTTAATCCTTCAGGCAGAACATTTTATGCAAATACAGATGGAGCAGAACTTACAGGCAACAATGTAGATTTATTGTCTAATGGATTTAAACAAAGAGACACATCCGCAAACAGAAATGGTAGTGGTAATACATACGTCTACATGGCATTTGCAGAAAATCCATTCACAACATCAACAGGTATACCAACAACAGCTAGGTAAATTAATTAAAAAGAGGTAATATAATATTATGTGGGCATCAGTAGATACAGACAATAACGTAACCAAGGTTTATACAAGACCGACAGCTATTACTTATGGGGATGTAAATTATCCTCTTCTTGGTCAAATGCTGAATTAGCAACAATAGGAGTTTATCCAGTTGTTGAAGATACAAGCAATTACGAAGACCCTGCTTACTATATTAATACTAACGAAACTTTTACTTATTACGATAGCGTAAGTGTAGGTGGTACTACTTATACGAATACGGTAGTAGGAACTTACGGAACAGCTACACCTAGAGATTTAGACGATACAACAAATCCTGACGGTACAGTTACCCCAGGCTTAAAATCAAACGCTATCTCAGTTCAAAATCAACAAGCTTATAGTTTATTACAACCTAGCGATTGGTATGTAGTAAGAGAGTCTGAAAACGGTACAGCGATACCTACAGATTGGGACACTTGGAGAGAGTCAATTAGAACGACTTACCAAAGCCAAGTAACAGATATTAACGCTTGTACAACGGTTCCTGAAGTTTACACCTGTTGGCAATCCGCCAGTAGCACCATTACCTCAGTTCCCACCATCCCCTGATCAAACTTCATAGGAGTAAATTATGGATATATTAATACCATTAATAATAGTAACAGTAGTTTTAGCTTGGTCTGTAAAAAGATTTAAGCCTGAGCTTTGGGAAAAAGCAGTTTCTAAATTTAAGAAATAACATGTCTTGGTGGAAAAAAGTAGTATATTTTTTTACGCCTCTTAGTTCAGCAGAACTACCCAACCCTCTTAAAGAGGACATGGAAACTGTTAGAGCTAGGAATAAAAAAGGTCAATATGTTGCTGACGATCCCACCACTCCTGACATAAACGAGGCTTACACTCAAGTTCCAAAAAAAAGAGGTCGACCTCGTAAGAAAAAATAATGTACGAGTATGCTTGCGAAGTCATTAAGGTGGTTGACGGAGATACTTCTGACCTTAATATTTCTCTTGGTTTTGATATCTATCACAAGTGTCGTGTACGCCTATATGGGATTGACACGCCTGAGTGTCGGACAAGAAACAAAGACGAAAAAGTTAGAGGTAAATTAGCCAAAGCTTTTGTTGAAGAAGCAATAGCCAACGGCAAAGAAGTTATTGTCAGAACCAAGCTTAAAGATTCCAAAGGTAAATATGGTCGTGTCTTAGGCGAGATACTTGTAGACTCAATCAACATTAACGAAGAGCTAGTAAGAAAACACTTGGCTGTTCGATATTTCGGTCAAAGCAAAAATGATGTTGAGGCAGAGCATGAGATCAACAAACAAAAACTTCTTGAGCTTGGCATGTACCAAGAAATAAAAAACCCCTCATAAAGAGGGGCTTATCAAAAGTGGCTAGCTATTAAAAGTCAGCCTTGTCAAACAACTCATCAATCATAACGAACTGACCTGCAAAGTCACCAACCTTGGTTCTCTTGTCAATGCGAGTTGCATCTTCAATCACCTTGTAAATCTTTTTGGAATATTCCCAGTCAGGATTTAGGGTATCGATTAACCCTTGATCTAGCATGATCGCAACGGGCGTAACATTGGTCCCACCGCCATCTTTGTCTATAACCAAGATTACAGCAGGCTCGCCATTATCAAACTTTCCTGCCATCAACCGAAGTTGATCAGAATTGTGTTTGATCATAGCCATTTTTTCGTAACACTTTTGTAGTGTAGTTTTCATATTGATTCTCCTATATGAAGTTTTACGATAAAGAACCACTTCTTTACCTATAGTTAATCTTACACTAATAAAGTGTTCAAGTCAACACTTATAGATAAATAAATTAATATGTTATATTGGCAAGATGAATGAATTTACTCAAATAATTAACGAGGTAGGCTTTCCAATAGCATCCGCTTTGGGGTTGGGTTTTTTTATATGGAAACTTATTAATAGAATTATTGATGGCATGGAAACCAAGCTTGAAACCCTAGATGACAAAGTACAAACAAGCTTGGATACAATGGAAGAAAGAGTGTCTACCAAATTAGATAGCCAGTATGGAATTATTGTAGCTTTAATTGATAGGGTTAGAGCCTTAGACAATCAAAGCATTAGACAGGATGTTTTATTGAAAACTTTACTAGGTGTACCTAATCTAATAGACATAGACAAATTAGCAAAAGCAGATAGAGATGATCAAAGAAAAGACTAAAATGACATTTTATCATTTTTTATCACATGTAGATTTTAATTTTAGTCAAGGATATAATTTTATTTTATATGATTAAACAAATAGCAAAAGACTTTTTTATCAAATGGCAACAGGCTTGTTATGTCTGTTTCCCCATGATGGTACAGGGCAATTTATTTGCTCTTACATTTGACCATTGGATTAAAGCAAACAAAACAGGCATTATTGCAGGTTTTGGAGCAGTTTTACTTGGCTATACTGTTTTTAAAGAATACAAAGATAAGAAATGGTTTCATGGAGTAACGATTGCATCAGCTTGTTTTGTTGGTGATCTAATGATTCACCCATCTCACTTTGGCGGTGTATTAGGTGAGGCTACTTTAACAGCTATAGCATCAGGATTACTTGCTACTTACTTTGTTTATAAACCAATTAAATTATGAAAAAACTTAAATCAATATTAGGAACCTTGGCTCCAACTCTTGGTGCAGCTATAGGTGGACCAATCGGTGGTCAAGCAGGGCAAATACTCAGTAGTATTTTAGGCGTACCAAACAACCCAAAAGCAATAGAAGGTGCTATAAATAACATCACAGCAGACCAAATGGTAGAACTAAAGAAAGCCGAACAAGGTTTTGAGCTACAGATGAAGGAGCTAGATGTTGATATATTTAGATTAGAAACATCAGAAAAACAAGATGCTAGAAAAACTTTCAACAAAGATTGGACAGCTAGAATTATGGGTATTGCTGTTGTTGGTGGGTTTATGGGATACATATTTCTTGTAACTTTACAGCCACCCGAACAAAATTCTGAAGCTTTAATTAATTTAGTGTTAGGATATTTAGGTGGATTGGCATCGGCAGTTATATCGTTTTACTTTGGGGCTTCAAACACGCCTGAGAAAAAAGATGACTAATAAGCCAACAGTACAATCTGTTTCATCGGACTTAAAATCTCACGAGGCACAATGTGCCGAAAGATGGAAGACAATATTTCGAGAAACAGAAGAAATAAAAGCACAAGTTGCAGATTTAAACAAAACTTTAAGAATGGCGGTGTTTGGATGTTTCGGATTTTTAGGAACTTTATTAATAGCAATCATATCAGGTCTTCTACCCCTAAATTAATGCAAATTTCTAAAGAAGGCATTTGCCTGATCAAAAAATTTGAAGGTTGTGAGTTAGAGGCTTATCAAGATGCTGTAGGCGTTTGGACAATTGGCTACGGTCACACCAAGAATGTACAAGAAGGACAAAAAATATCACAAGAAGAAGCTGAATCTATGTTGTTGCATGAGCTTATGGAATACTGCAAATATGTAGAAGATGCTGTAGAAGTACCATTACATCAAAATCAATTCGATGCTTTGGTTTCATGGACTTACAACTTAGGTCCATCCAACCTTAACAAGTCAACCATGTTAAAGGTTTTAAACAGAGGTCACTACGAGGAGGTGCCTGCACAAATATGTAGGTGGAATAAAGCAGGGGGTAAGGTGCTAGAGGGATTGACCCGAAGGCGAAACGCTGAATCTCTACTTTTTGAAGGCAAGGAGTGGGGTAAAATCTAGGAGACAGTTTGCCACATGCCACTACACGCATAGCGTTAGCAGGTGAATATTTGGCAGCATCTTACTTGCTGAGATTTTGCGACTCTGTAATACTCGCACCCCAAGCTCATAGAAGCGATTTAATTTTGGATCATCAAAATAAGTTATACAGAGTACAAGTAAAAACCACTAACTCCACCTATTTAAGAAGAGGCAAAGACTATTATCGTTGGGAGTTACGCAGTGGTAGAAGAACGGCAAAAAAAGAAAGACAAGATTCAGAAGAAAGGTATGGTGACGGTCAAATAGATTTGTTCTGTCTTGTGGCTTTGCCCTTAAACAAAGTAATATTTATGCCATTTCACAAAGATAAAAATCTCACTGAGTTTGCAAAAACAGAAAAAAATCTTTTGAACATAGACACAAAAGAATCTTTACAGGCATGTTTAGATCAAGCAAACAAAAGCCCAAAATTAACACCTTTAGATTTTTAATAAAATAAGTTAGAATCAACACTTAATACAGGAGATCGTTATGAGTAAACTTAGAAACAACACCTTTGTCTTAGAGAGTGCATTAATTAAATTACAGCAAACCCTTGAAGATAGAGATGAAGATTATGGTAGCTCTGATGATTTTTTTGACAACCTTGCAAACATGATCAACGCCATACTGGGCAACAAGATAGCAGAGCCAATAACAGGTAGCGATGCTTGTAATATTATGCTTTGCATGAAATTAATTCGCATATCACAAAATCCACAGCATTTAGACAGTTGGATTGATACGGCAGGATATGCCATTCTAGGACTATTAAAACAAGATTATCTGTGTGAAAATGAGGAATGACATGTTTCTTGTGGGTATTATTCAATATCTCCTCTCTCTCATAATTACATGTCTAGGGAAGTTGGTATTACTCCCCCCTAAGAAAGATGTTTTCCAACTTCCCACCTTATGCTTGATTTAGACAAAATAAAATCTTTTGAGATTCTATCTAAGGATGAGCAGATAGAAGCCTTGGCTTTGATTGATAAATGGAAAAACATCAAAGCAAGAACCAAATGCAGAGATGATTTTTTAGAGTTTGTACAAATGATGTGGCAAGGCTTTATCATGGGCAGACACCATAAAATACTTGCAGATAAGTTTAATCGCATAGCACAAGGCAAACTTAAAAGATTGATTGTGTGTTTACCACCAAGACATTCTAAATCTGAATTTGCATCGACATTTTTTCCTGCATGGATGATGGGACTAAATCCATCACTTAAAATTATTCAAGCAACTCACACCGCAGAACTAGCTGTAAGATTTGGTCGTAGAGTCAGAAACATTATTGACTCAGAAGATTATCAAACAGTTTTTCCAAACATTAGCTTATCAGGAGATAACAAGTCAGCAGGTCGATGGACAACCAATGATGGCGGTGAAGCTTTCTACTCAGGAGTTGGTGGTGCTATTACGGGTCGTGGTGCAGACTTATTAATTATTGATGACCCACATTCTGAACAAGATGCCATGTCACCAACTGCAATGGATGGAGCTTGGGAGTGGTACACATCAGGACCACGCCAAAGGCTACAGCCGGGTGGTACTATCATTTTGGTAATGACACGATGGTCAACCAAAGATTTGGCAGGTCGATTGCTTAAAAGACAATCGGAAGCACACGCAGATCAGTGGGAGCTTGTAGAATTTCCTGCAATCATGCCTGAGTCTGATGAACCTTTGTGGGGAGAGTTTTGGAAGAAAGAAGAACTCTTGGGTGTAAAAGCATCTTTACCAGTATCCAAATGGAATGCTCAGTGGATGCAAAATCCAACAGCAGAAAGTGGATCAATTATAAAAAGAGAATGGTGGAAAACTTGGGAGAGTGAAGAGATTCCTTCGTGTGAGTGTATTATACAAAGCTATGACACCGCATTTAGTGCAAAAGAAACGGCTGACTACTCGGCTATAACGACATGGGGCATATTTTATCCTGAAGAAGGCGATGAAGCTTCTGTAATATTATTGGATGCAACAAGGCACAGAGTAGATTTTCCTGAGTTGAAAAAAATAGCTTTAGAAGAATATAAATATTGGGAACCTGATATTGTTTTAATTGAGGCAAAAGCCAGTGGTACGCCTTTAACACAAGAACTTAGAAAGATAGGTATACCTGTACAATCTTACTCACCTAGCAGAGGTCAAGACAAGATAGCTAGAATGAACTCTGTTTCTCCCATGTTTGAAAGTGGCATGGTTTGGGCAACAGAAGATGCGTTTGCCGAAGAGGTTATTGAAGAAATGGCTTCTTTTCCTTACGGAGAAAACGATGACTTTGCTGACTCCGCTACCATGGCATTAATGAGAATTAGACAAGGAGGCTTAATTGAGCTAGGCACAGACTATGAAGATGAGGTATCATTTGATAGAAGAAAGCTAAGTTATTACTAATGAAAATATTTGTTACAAAATTCATTCATGACGGTCAAGAATATTGCGGTCCTAACATACACGCTGAAGACTTTGAGGTAGCTCAAGCCATAGCAGAAATTGACGGTTACATAGTACAAGGAGAGTTGACAGACTTAGTACAGTTCAAAGAAGACGAGAAGAGGGTCTTACATTAATTTTTAATATATAATAAATCACTATGGCAATTGAAAGAAAATTAGGCACAGAAGACAATCCTGACATTGTTGATCAGGGTAAAGCTGTTGATATAGAAGCAGAAGCACCTTCGTTTGAAGAGCAACTTATGGACTCTTTAGAGGTTACCATTAATGATAACGAGATTATTATTGATGAAGCTGAAGAAGAAGTAGAACAAGAAATGCCATTTGACGCTAACTTAGCCGAATATTTGGATGATTATGTTTTAGGCTCTATATCCAAAAAACTAATCAACGATGTAGAAAACGACAAAGAATCTCGTAAAGAGTGGATGAAGACTTACACAGATGGTCTTAAGTATCTTGGTATGAGATTTGATGAACAAAGAAGCCAGCCTTTTGAAGGTTCTAGTGGCGTTATTCACCCTATCTTGGCTGAATCTGTAACTCAGTTTCAAGCACAAGCTTACAAAGAACTCTTGCCTGCACAAGGACCTGTCAAAACACAGATAGTTGGGCAAAGAGATGCCAACACAGAAATGCAAGCAGAAAGAGTTGCTGAGTTTATGAATTATTACATCATGAACGAAATGCCTGAATATGATCCTGAGTTAGATCAATTGTTATTTTATCTACCATTATCAGGCAGTGCATTCAAAAAAGTTTATTACGATGCATCTATAAGAAGACCTGTATCAAAGTTTGTACCTTCTGAAGATTTGCTAGTTCCATATGAAGCAACCGATCTGCTTAGTGCAGAACGAGTAACTCATATTGTTTCTATGAGCAACAATGAAGTAAGAAAATTACAACTTTCAGGATTTTATGCAGACATAGAATTAACAGGCAGTGAAGTTGAAACACGAGACACGGTTACAGAAGAAATAGACAAGATACAAGGTGTTGAGCCTGAGTATAACAACGATGAACAAAGACGATTGTATGAAATACATACAGTTGCAGAAATAGAAGGCTTTGAAGACATTGATGAGAATGGTGAGCCAACAGGATTAAAACTACCTTACATTATTACCATTGACGAGTCTTCACAAAAAGTTTTATCTGTCAGAAGAAACTATGAGCCAAATGACCCAATCAAGAATAAAATTAATTACTTTGTACAATACAAGTTCTTACCGGGTTTAGGTTTTTATGGCTTAGGTCTATCACACATGATTGGTGGTTTATCCAAAGCCACAACATCTATTTTAAGACAACTTATAGACGCAGGTACATTATCAAATTTGCCAGCAGGTTTTAAAGCTAGAGGCATAAGAATTAGAGATGAAGCATCTCCATTACAACCGGGTGAATTTAGAGATATAGACGCACCGGGTGGTGCTTTGCGTGATGCATTGATGCCATTACCTTACAAAGAACCAAGTGGAGTTTTATTTAGTTTACTTGGATTATTGGTTGACAGTGGTAAAAGATTTGCATCTATAGCCGATATGAATATTGGTGATAGTAATGCAGCTATGCCTGTAGGCACAACAGTAGCTTTATTAGAAAAAGGTACAAAAGTTATGAGTGCAATTCATAAAAGATTGCATTATTCACAAAGAACAGAGTTTAAAATATTGGCTAGAGTCTTTGGTGAATTCTTGCCACCAGTCTATCCATATGAAACAGGTAGTGGCTCAAAAGAAATAAAATTAGAAGACTTTAGTAAGAAGGTAGATGTCATACCTGTCTCTGATCCAAACATATTCTCAATGAGTCAAAGAGTGGTTATGGCACAAGAACTATTGACCATGGTTCAGTCTAACCCTGAAATACATGGACCACAGGGTATATATGAGGCTTATTACAGGATGTATTCTGCACTTGGTGTGGATAACATAGAAGCTTTGTTATTGCCACCACAAGATATGACACCTAAACCTGTAGACGCAGGTATAGAAAATAGTGGTTTATTGCAGGGTATTCCTGCTAATGCTTTTGCAGAACAAAACCATGAAGCACACATAGAGGCACACAAAAGTTTGTTTCTAACACAAGGCGTGCAAATGAATCCACAGCTTCAATCTGTAATCATTGCTCATGTCATGCAACATTTACAATTCTTGGCAAACCAAATAGCAGAACAACAAATGCCACCTGAAGCACAACAACAAATACAACAAATGATGCAACAGGCACAAACACTTGATCCACAATCACAAATGATGGTGCAACAACAAGTACAAGGCATTATTGAAAGCATGAGTTCGCCAATCTTGGCACAACTTTCAAGTGAGTTCTTGGCTTCAATTCAACCACCACCACAGCAAGACCCATTGGTCGCTATTAGACAACAAGAACTTGGCTTGCGTGATAAAGAAATTGATTTGAAAAATCAACAGTTTGCTTCTAAAGAGCAACAAGATGCCATGGAAAAATCTGCTGAGTTGCAATTACAACAACAAAAAGCAGACCAACAAGCAATGGTCGCATCAGAAAAAAATGACATTGCAAAAGAAAGACTTAGACAACAGGCTGAGTTAAAATTAATCGACTTACAAGCGAGGATGAATAAATGACAAGTTCAATCAATAAAAAAATTCAGGAGCAGATAAAAGAAAAGAAAATGCTTCAAAAGGCTAAAGAGCAAAATGCAGAGGCTATGTTAAAAAGCATTGAGGTTATGGAACCTGAAGCAGAAGTGGTTGTAGAAGAAGCACCTAAGCCAAAAGCTAAAAAAGCTCCTGCGAAGAAAAAAACAGTTGCGAAGAAAAAAACAGTTGCAAAAAAGAAGCCTGCTTCTAAAAAGTAGATGGGTAGAGATTACCAACAAGAGTATCAAAACTATCATAGCTCTCCAAAACAAAAAAAAAGAAGGGCAGCTAGAAACAAAGCAAGAAGGGAAATGATAAAAAATGGTAAGGCTCGTGTTGGTGATGGCAAAGATGTGGCTCATAAAGACAACAACCCTCTAAACAATAATTCTTCCAATTTAAGAATGTTAGAACAGTCAAAAAATAGATCGTTTGCTAGAACAGCAAAAGGCAGAAGAAAAAGGGTATAATTAATTTATTAACAGGAGTAAACAATGAAAGCAAAAACTAGCCTAAAAATAAAAGGTCAAGGAAGCATCCCATTGTCTCAGCCAAAAAAGGTCAAGGTTGAACCATTCAAACCGGGCAGTGGTAAAGGCAAAAGCAGAGGAAAAGGAGCTGCTTTAAGAGGCAATAATTTCAGTGGAGTGTATTAATCTATGGACAAGTATGATTTTATTCAT